GGGTTAAATGATAAGTATGGTGATGGTAACTATGACCCAGCAACCAACGTATTTGTACCTTCCGAAACACCTAAAGAACAAGAAGAAGAACAAAAATAGTTCTTTACAAATTTTTATTTATATTTATATGTGTATCATTACACAAATAATAAACAAGGAGTAATATAAAATGGCAGAAAAAATTGTATCACCTGGTGTATTTACGAGAGAAAACGACCTTTCTTTCTTAGCACAAGGGATTGGTGAGATAGGAGCAGCTGTAATTGGACCATTCCAAAAAGGACCTGCTTTCGTACCAACCGTTGTTAATACACAATCAGAATTTGAAGAAATATTCGGAACACCTGATGGTTCTTACTATACAGGATATACCGTACAAAATTATTTAAGAGAAGCAGGAACTGTAACAATCGTTAGAGTTGGTCATGTAGGTGGGTATTCCCATACAAGAGCAGCTGGTATCGTAGTTAGTGGTTCTACTGCAGAAGGAGGAAGAAAATTAGTTGGAGTTTTACACGCAACACACAATGGAGATGAATCTGTTGGTGTACTTGGTGATGGTGAACCTCTATCTGGTATTATAGATTGTCAACCTTCAGCATCTGCATTCTCTATTAGTGGTTCTAACATCGGAACTGGAATATCAGCATCTGTACTACCAAGTGCAGGAAATGATTTATCAGATGTATTTGGAGAATCTGCAAGAGGTTCAAAAAAGATATATGTAAACAAATACTTTGAAAAAGCAGCTGGTTCATTATCTAATAACTTCTTAAGTGGTTCTAAAGTAACAGTCGTTAACTTAGGAACTCAAGCTTTCACAAACGATATTCAACACGCTTCCACTCCTTGGATTAAATCTCAGTTGATTTCGGGTGAAAGACATGACTTAATTAGATTCCATACTATTGGTGATGGTACTAACTATAACAAAGAATATAAGATTTCAGTTTTCAATGTAAAAGCAGCTGGAACAAACAATTCTACTGATTACGCAACATTCTCTATCGCAGTAAGAGGTTACTCTGATACTGATAAGAGACCAGTAATCTTAGAAACATTTAATAATCTTAACTTAGACCCTGCATCTCCAAACTACATCAAAAAAGTAATTGGTGATAGAAACTTGGTAATTGATGCAAATGGTAAACAAACTGAGAATGGTGATTACGCTAATCGTTCTAAACACATTAGAGTAGAATGTAAAGCTGAAGGTTCATTCCCAGTTACTGCAGGACCTTTCGGACACGCTAAATATCTTTCACCACTAAGTGGTTCAGATTCTATTACACCTGCTGTAATATTCTCGACTGGTTCAGCAAATAACACATCATCTAATGGAGTTAAGTATAGTGGTATCGATTTAGAGACAGGAACTGTTAAAATTGATAACGCTCATTTCTTATCACCAATTCCAGTATCTGCAGGATATGGTTCAAATGATGTTTTCGCTTTTGATGGTTCTGTAACTATCAATGGTGGTACTCACTCATTTGGATTTGAATTGACTGGTTCAGATGCAACAGATGTTAATAAAAGACAATTCATCGTTGGATTCCAAGAAGGATTCGATGGTGTATCTCCAACTACTGAAGTAGCACTTGCTGGTTCATCAGCAAACTTTGGTAGTGGTAACACACAAGGATTTAATTGTTCAACTTCCACATCAAGTGGTTCAGTTGCATATATTAAAGGTATCAACTCAGTATCTAATCCTGATGATTTCGATATCAACTTAGTATCAGCACCTGGTATTGTTCGTAGACATCATTCTTATGTATTCGACAAAGTTGTTGATATGGTAGAAGCTAGAGAAGATGCATTCTTTATTGGTGATGTTGTTGGTGTAACTTACAACTCTTCAAATGGAAATGTAACATCAGATAGTATATCACAAGCAGTTGAACAAGCTAGTAACTTAGATTCTAACTATGTTGGAACTTACTATCCTTGGGTTAAAACAATCGATTCAAGAACTAACAGATTAACCGCAGTTCCACCATCAGTATTGATGCCGGGAATATACGCAGCCAATGATGCTGTAGCCGCTGAGTGGTTTGCACCAGCTGGTTTAAACAGAGGTGGTATCGTAGGAGCAGTTTCTGTATTGAATAGATTAACACACGCTGAGAGAGATACTCTATATGAAGGAAAAGTTAATCCAATCGCTTCGTTCCCTGGTGAAGGTATCGTTGCATTCGGACAAAAAACTTTACAAGATAGAGCATCTGCACTTGATAGAATCAATGTAAGAAGATTAATGATTAAGGTTAAGAAGTACATTGCATCTACATCAAGATACTTAGTATTCGAACAGAATACAGCTCAAACAAGAGGTAGATTCTTGAATACTGTAAATCCTTATTTAGAAGGAATACAACAAAGACAAGGTTTATATGCATTTAGAGTGGTGATGGATGAATCAAACAACACACCAGATGTAATCGACAGAAATATATTGGCTGGACAGATTTTCTTACAACCAACAAAAACTGCTGAATTCATCGTGTTAGATTTCAACATCTTACCGACAGGAGCATCATTCTCAGCATAAATTAATTAAAAATAAAAAAGGACTATATTTATAATAGTAAATAGGAGAAAAAAAAATGGCAGAAGTATTAGAATTTAACGATATGTTTTATACCAACTTTGAACCTAAGATGCAAAATAGGTTCATCATGGAAATTGATGGTATTCCTTCATATCTTATAAAAGTAGCTACAAGACCAACGATTCAGTTTGAAACTGTTGTTCTTGACCACATCAATGTTAAGAGAAAACTCAAAGGTAAAGGGGATTGGCAAGATGTTACCATGACACTTTATGACCCAATCGTTCCAAGTGGTGCACAAGCAGTAATGGAATGGGTGAGAACTTCTCATGAATCTATCACTGGTAGAGATGGATACGCAGATTTCTATAAAAAAGATATCCAATGTTATCTATTAGGACCTGTTGGTGATAAAATTGAACAATGGACTCTTAAAGGTGCATTTATCCAATCAGCAAACTTCGGTGGATTAGATTGGTCATCAAACGAACCTACTTCAATTGAACTAACACTTTCTTATGATTACGCAATCTTAGAATTTTAATACTACTCCAACTTATTTTTATAAAGAAAAAAGTTCTCTTAGTGAGAACTTTTTTTATGCCCAATTTCTAATTTTTTTAAAAGTATATATTTATATAAAACAATTAAATTAAAGTTATATGGCAAATTATGATTTTCCAACCGAAGTGATATCACTCCCATCACAAGGTAAATGTTATCCTGAAGATAATCCCCTATCTTCTGGTCAAATCGAAATAAAATACATGACTGCGAAAGAAGAAGAAATTCTTGCTTCACAGAATCTTATTCGAAAGGGGGTGGTTCTTGATAAGTTATTTGAGTCGATTATAGTAGATAAGAAGGTGAATATTGATGATATCATCTTAGGGGATAAAAACGCTATAATGTTAGCGGCTCGAATTTTAGGTTACGGTCCTGATTATGTTGTACAGATGCAAGATGAAATGGGTAATACCGAAGAACAAGTAGTTGATTTAGGAAAAGTACAAACTAAAGAAATTGATTACGATAAATTATCAAGAGAAAATTCATATGAGTTTGAAACAACTTCAGGTAAAAAACTAACATGGAGATTGTTAACTCATGGTGATGAGAAAAAAATTGATGCTGATGTAAGAGCTCTTCAGAGATTAAACAAAGGTAAAGATTCTACATCATCAGAATTAACCACAAGATATAGATATATGATTACCTCTATTGATGGAGATGAATCTACACAAGCAATAACAAAGTTTATAAACACAAGCTTTTTAACGAGAGATACAAGAGCGTTTAGAAAACAAATTAATATTATCCAACCCGATGTTAATATGGAATTTGAGTATGAGAATCCTGATACGGGGGATAAGGAGGTAAGACCCATTCCAATGGGTGTGGGGTTTTTTTGGCCTTCCGAATAATTACTCAGTCATGCTCCATAAGCAAATTTTTGAGTTATGTTACTATGGTAACGGATTTACTCAAGAAGGAGTTTATAGATTACCTATTCATATCAGAAACTTTTACTACAAACAACTTGTTGAAACGAAAGAATCTGAAAAAGAACAGGCAAATAAAAACACTACTAAAAGCTCGAGTCCAAAAGGACCAAACGTAAAAGTGAGGAAATAATCCTCACTTTTTTTTTGACCTATATTTATAGTAGTATAAATAGGAAGTAATATTATGAAACTTACAAAAGAACAATCCGATAAAATCTGTAATGCTTTGGCTAAAAAGCATAATATGAACGAAGGTTTAGTAGGATGGGTATTTGGAAAGGTTCTTTCTCGTCAACTTAAAAAAGATAAAAAACTTAATAGTATAGTAGCTAAGTTAGATACTGCATTAGGTGATTTACAAGATGAAGTTGAAAGAAGAAAGAAAGCTGGAGAAGATATACCACCATCTTACAAACAGATTTTAAACATGAAATAATTAGGAACTACTAATGGCTACTAAAGAGCAAATAAGGCTAGAACAAGAATATCAGAACGCGGTGAAAATGTCATCGAGTGCTGTTGGTGCTCTTCAAGCAGACATTCAACAAGTTCTTAATAAAAAGAAAAATCTTAATAAAGAAACAAAAGAGTACTTAAAAGGTATTCAGAATGCAAATGCAGGTCTTACTGATTCTGAATCGATTGCAAAACAAATCTTAAAAAATGAACAAGATATCATCAAATATAAAAATGGTGAAATAAAAGTATCTAATAAAGCTAAAAACATTGCAATTGAAACATTACAACAACAAAACAAATCATTAGGGGTTTATTTACAACAACAAGAAGCAATTGATAGAGTAAAAGAAAGAGCAGAATCACTAAATCAAAAATTTGGTGATGGTGTTGATAAACTCGCAGGATATACAGACCAAATACCAATCATTGGAACTTTATTTGGTGGAATGGCTAAAAGAGCCGCTAATTCTTTAAAAGGAACATTTGGTGATGCAACTAAAAAATATGTAGGTGCATATGCTAAATCAATGAAAAGTAGTGCTAACCTAACAGGTGGAGTTGGTGGTAGAATTAAAGGAGCTGCTATCCACATGAAATCATTAGGTAAAGGAGCTATGGCGGCAGGTGGTTCAATGTTAAAAGCATTTATGGGGCCACAAGCTATACTACTCCTTATTATTGGAGCTTTAGCCGCTGGATTTTATGCGATAAAACAATTTGAAGCTGGAATGAAAGCCTTTAGAGATGAAACAGGTCTCGTTAAAGGTCAAATGGATGGTATAGAATCAACAGCCGCAAGTATTGGAGCTTCAACAATGCACCTTACTGGTAATATTGAAGAAGGTTCTAAGGTTGTTGGTCAAATGGTTGCTGGGTTTGGTAGTATTGAAAGATTATCAAATACTACATTAGCAAATGCTGCTAAACTTTCCCTCAGTTATGGTATTGGAGCTGATAATATAGCACAAACAAATAAATTGTTCCAAAATCTAAATGGTTTAAGTGAAGAACAAGCTCAGTTCATGACTACAAATGTTGCTAAGATGGCAGAACTTAGTGATGTATCACCAGAAGCGGTGATGAAAGATATTAATGAAAGTTCTGCAGATATGTACAAATACTTCAGAGGTTCACCAAATGAATTGATGAAAGCGGCAGTACAAGCAAGAAAGTTAGGAACATCATTAAAACAATCTGCAGAAGTTTCAAAAAGTTTATTAAACTTTGAAGATAGTATAAACTCAGAATTAGAGGCAAGTGCAATTCTTGGAAGAAATCTTAACTTCAATGAAGCACGATATAAAGCAGCTAAAGGAGATACACTCGGTGCTCAACAAGCTATAATGAAAGAAGTTGGTAAACTTGGTGATTTAACCAAGTTAAATGTTTATCAACAAGAAGCTCTTGCGAAAGCAGCTGGAATGCCGATAGAAGATTTAATTAACCAACAAAGAATCAAAGAAAAACTTGGTAAACTTAGTAAAGAGGACCAAGCGGCGGCTCAACAATTACTTAAGAGTGGTAAAGATATAAGTAATATGAGTAAAGACCAAGTTAAAGCGGCTCTTAGAAAACAAAAAATTGATAACAAAAATGTTGAAGCTACCAAAGTAATGGAAAACCAAATGAAACAGATGATGTTGAAACTTGCAACAGCATTTGCTCCATTAGCTAGAGATTTAATGAACTTTCTTAATGAAAATATGCCACAAATAAAAAGTTTTATAAATGGAACTGCAACATTAATCAAAGGTATAGTTAGTGGTATTCAAGCTGGTTTTGCTGTAGTTAGTGATTCATTACAACCTGTAAGAGATGCATTTAATGAAATATTTGGAGGAGATGAGGCTACAAATTTTTCGGAAATATTATCAACAATAGGTAGAGTTATTGGTGGTAGTATAACATTTAGTATTAATCTTATGGCAAAAACATTTGGTTCTGTTGTAGATATAGCAATGGGATTGTGGAATATTATAAAAGGAATCTTTACAATGGATTTCGCTATGATAACCGATGGATTACAACAAGCATTTGGAGGTTTGGTTGATTGGTTCTTAAGAATACCAGAAACTATAATTGATTTATTCGCTAGTATATTCTCAGATATAGATTTTTTCCAAAATTTAAAAGCAAACTTCCATACTTTTGTTGATGATATAAAAGCGTTTCCAGGTAAGATATGGCAAGGATTTAAAGATTTAGGTAGTGCTGTTTTTGGATGGTTCGCAAGTATTCTACCAGGATGGGTTAGAAAAGCACTTGGAATCAAGACAGGTGGTGCACCAGAGTTTGGTGACCTTAAAGATGGTGGTAGTGTAAATGATGCTATCATACAAAATGGTACAATCATAACTACATCACCTGAAGATAGTATTATTGCTACTAAACAACCAGAAGGATTGTTTAAAAGTATGGCTTCTAAATTAGGAAGTTTATTTGGTGGTGGTGAAGAAGGTGGTGGAATCGGTTCTAAGATTGGAGGTTTATTCGATGGAATAAAAAGTATTGCATCACAAGGATTACAAGCAGCGGCTGGTGTAGTTCAAGGAATGAGTGGTGGAGTTTCTAAAGAAACAGTAGTTCAAATGGCAGAAGATATCAAATTAGTGATGAAAGACGGTCAAGAAGAATTACTAAACACACTTATGGAAATAAGTGAAGCTTCAAAAACTGCAAGTACTGATAGTAATGAAAAAATGTTAAAAAAATTAGATGAATTAAAAGATGCTGTATTATTAGGTGCTTTAATTGAAATGGATGGTGAAATACTAACTCGTGGTGTTCGAGGTAGAAGTGAAGCAAGAGATAGAGTAAATTACGCAAGTAGAATGATATCATAAGGAGAAAAATATGCCAACAATATTAGAACTTTTTGAAAATAAAGAATTGAACTTTCCAGGTGGTAGTA